CGCCAGGTCATTACGAATCAGCCACCAGCACAGTTCCGGCATTGTCACAACGTGACTGTCATCAAAACCGAGATCCCGACGCACAACAGACAACACCCAGCGGGTACAGTTATCCGTTGCCATTGATTCCAGCCGTTCCGTGAACTGATCGCGCAGCTGGTTATCGCAGTGCCAGCACAGACGGATTGCGCCCGGCGTGTGTGATACAGCGCGTATACGATGAAAATCATCAGGTGTACGGTGTGCGTAAAGTCTGGCGTCAGTTGTTACGGGAAGGAATCAGGGTGGCCAGATGTACAGTGGCACGTCTCATGGCGGTTATGGGACTTGCCGGTGTTCTCCGGGGTAAAAAGGTCCGTACGACCATCAGCCGGAAAGCCGTTGCCGCAGGCGACCGCGTAAACCGTCAGTTCGTGGCAGAACGACCTGACCAGCTGTGGGTGGCTGATTTTACTTACGTCAGCACATGGCAGGGCTTCGTCTATGTGGCGTTTATCATTGATGTGTTTGCCGGATACATCGTGGGGTGGCGGGTCTCATCGTCTATGGAAACGACATTCGTGCTGGATGCGCTGGAGCAGGCGTTGTGGGCCCGTCGTCCGTCTGGCACCATCCATCACAGCGATAAAGGCTCTCAGTATGTGTCACTGGCCTATACGGAGCGACTAAAAGAAGCCGGATTACTGGCATCAACAGGGAGTACAGGCGACTCGTATGACAACGCGATGGCTGAGAGCATCAATGGTCTTTACAAAGCGGAGGTAATACACCGTAAGAGCTGGAAAAACCGTGCAGAAGTGGAACTGGCCACACTAACGTGGGTGGACTGGTATAACAATCGACGATTGCTGGGAAGGCTGGGCCATACTCCTCCGGCAGAAGCAGAAAAAGCTTATTATGCTTCCATCGGAAACGATGATCTGGCAGCCTGAGTTCACAGATAAAACACTCTCCAGGAAACCCGGGGCGGTTCAAACAGCCGGAAATCGGTTTCTTTGATACCGAGTAACTTAGCAACTTCCCGGAATCCCATCAGACCAGATGCTTCAACATAGTTATCAACAAATTCAGCCTTCGGCGCTGCTATTGCCAGTTGATTTTCCAGCACTGCTTTCTGTTCAGCCAGTTTTGCCGCAAATCGCAACGCCTCAGGTAAAGTCCGGGGGATCTGAATACCATGCATCGCTTTGAGTCTTGCCAGCACAGAACGACGAACGGCCTTTGACTCCCTCATGCCAACGAGCATCATCTGGTCAAAATCCAGATCATAGTATGCCGTTCTTGTCTGGTTATTGTTTAACCGGAATTTTTTTCCGGTTCCATCAAGCTCTAGCTCATCCTCAATTTTTGCAAGAAACTTACGCGGTTCATGAGGGACTTCTCCGGCTTCTGCCCGGGCTGGATTAATAATGTTATTCAGAAAATCCAGACTACTCATGGATATTTCATGATCGACAGAAATCATCTCTTTCATGGTTGATTCCTTTTAGTGATGAACCCTGCGCACAGGAATAACCAGCCCAAAGAGGGTTAACCAGACCACTGCCGGTTATCCACCAGGGCTCATCCTGAAAGGTTCTTTGGTTTATTTACGCTTGTGCGAAGCGCAGAAATGACAAAGGCACCATTACGGTGCCTCTGCGTGAAATAATCTGCCTAACTTTATTCACTTACATTTTGCCAGTTCGCAGGATTTCGTGTTATCCGCCCGCGCTGGCCAACGTCATTTTTCAGCAAAATATTCTGCTTATCTGTCGATTCCCCAGCACGCCAGCGCGCTCTCCTGGTCACGACGGGATACCTGACCATAACAGTTATTTGAGCGAATACGGCAGTCTCTGCCACCGTCCTTAATCCACCAGCGAATCGCTTCGCAGGCACCTTTTCGATCTCCTGCATTAATTCGTTTATAAAACGTCGACGGGAAACACTTACCGGGGCCAATGTTGTACGGACAGAATGACGCAATCCCCGCTTTCTGGGGTTCGGTCAGTGGCACTCTGATGTTTTTCTCCACCCATGCCAGCGCCTTATCACGCTCAATGGCGTTAACCCGGTCGCATTTTTCCTTCGACAGCTTCATGCCAGGAATAACAGGCTTACCATCCACCCGGGTGGCTCCACGGCAGATGGTCCAGATACCCGCACCATCACGGTATGCTGTGGTGTGGTTACCTTCCTTTTCATCCAGAAACTGGTCGAGGATTTCAGGCGCAGGCGCACCTGCGGCAATCAGCGCCAGAACGGCAGCCGACAGGCCGTATCTGATTTTTGCGTTCATGGATATTTATCAGGGTTTATCGATTTCAAATCCCTGGATATGTTAAGTCTTCAGGCCAGCGGTGGAGTCTTCAGAGAACCCGTAATTATTCCCGGTAGTTTTCCTCTGTAGGTTATCAACACATCCTGCGCCTCTAAAATTACGGGACGCTTTTCCGGTAACGGACCATCCCCTTCACATAACCCGGCAGCAACATCCATGAAAAACTGCTTCGCCTGCTTTTTCGCCTCAGCTTCGTAAAACTCCAGCGTGGCACCTTCAGTACGGTCAAGACTAATCGCCACATGTGGCAACAACAACGACGGATGCCCGCCAATTTCAAGTGCCACAGTAACAGCAATCTTATCCGGGTAATTATTTATCTCTTTAACAACCAGTTCGTATTTTTTCTTCATCGCTTTAGTCTCCCCGCGCCGTCTTACGGCGGTCCTCCCTGATTTTGAAATACAGGTTAGTCAGATACGTCAGCAGGCCAAACAGCAGACTCCCCAGTACACCTATTGCCACCCACTGGGACGGAGAGACTTTGTCCAGCAGTTGCAGTAACCAGTATCCCGTCCCTACCGCTGACGTGGTGTATGACACACCTGTTGTGATTTTTTCCATCTGGTACATACCCCGTCTCCCGTTATCCGGAAGCTGACAACAATAAAAAAGCCACCAGTTAACTACTGATGGCTCTGATAACTCATGCAGGCGTCTCAGACGACCCACTGACACTACCGGTGAGTTTAACGATACCTTCCATTTGACTGGCTCACTTTTTATGATGATGCCGGTGCATTTATCTCCAGCACCAGACTTTCTATCTCAACGCCATACGCTGCATTTTTTGTAACATCCGTCAGCGTCAGCGCATTCAGTCCCAGTGTCAGACTGTCTTTTATAACCTGGAATGCCGGGCCAGCCACTCCATTCAGTTTCGGAGTAACCGTGGCACTGCCGGCGGTGAACACCAGCTCCAGCGTCTGCCAGTCGTTACCGTAATCGCCGAACTCCCCCAGCTTCGTGTTTCCGGCTTTCCTGTGATGCATCAGATTCACTCTGCCGTCAGTGGTCTGAGTGAAGTACGACATCAGGAACGGATTACCGGTACCCGTCATCGCCACACCATCAGGAACGGGAGCATCCGTATACAGATAAATCCCCAGCCCGAACTGATTGTTGGTCAGTGCGCCTGACAGGCGGAACTTACAGTTCAGTCTGCCGCCCTGTGTCAGCAGGGTAATTGCGTCATCCACCGGATGCGTCAGGGACCAGGTTTTATTGCTCTGCTTGGTGATCTTAAATACACCATCTGACAACTGAATTCCGCCATCCTTAATGCTCCAGCCCTGCGCAGCAGCCTCTCCGGCTGCCGGCAGCAGGGAGATTGTGCGAACGGACGTATCTGCAGACGGACCCGATGGCGTGTTGCCGCCGGGCGAGGGTTTGATTTCCGGTGCCTTACCACTGATGAAGGCGGAGGTGCGCCCGGCTGCGTTCAGAATAGCGGTTGCCAGACGATCCGGAATAATGCTCCTGCGCGCCCATGAACTGAAATGTGTCGGGCGGTTTGATGATACCTGGTTTCCATTCGTTCTCGATGCCGCACCGTAATATCCTGATGCCGGAATATCCGGATCTTCTGCCGGCGCGTTAGTGGCGGTATTGACGCCGTTACCGTCTGTCATGAAGGGCACAAAATAAACGCCCTCACTCTCCCTGTTTTTATACCCGCCGTACACGGTGTCGTATTGGGTAGCGTATGTATTTTTCCAGTAATACGTCGTGTCACCACAAATCCACGGCACATCTGCAGCGCTGCCACCATGGCACTGCGCGTTAAACACGGAGAGGTCAGCACGAAACTGTGTCAGCATGGCTGTAAACAGCGCAGGTTGCTGTGCGTGGGTGGCGGCGCTCATGTCAAACTCACCCTGCATCCAGCAGACGGCCAGCAGAACGTTTTTGGGATTTTTCTGCAATGCCGCTTTTGTGCGGGAAATCAGATCCTGATATAACGGCTTGCCCACCCCCCAGCGTGCCGAATCCTGACTGGCCCCCGTGGACTCGCTGAATGTCCCCTCCGCGCCCTGGGTAAATGCCGAACCACCACGACAGCATGGTACCAGCAGGATCCCCGCGTTATTCGGGATATACGGGAGCAGTTTTTTGGCAATATGTAAACCCTGGCCGACACAGCCGTACTGCCCTTTGCTCAGGTCAGCCCTCGGATGATTCAGCGTACTCATATCCTGCACATCATGCAGACAGTGGTCAGCCGGAATAATATCGTTATATCTGCAGGCAGCCCCGCCCGGCGTCACTGTACTGCGGCGCGCCAGCTGTTTAATGCGCGGATCCGGAGCATCGTATGAATCCGGCAGCGGAAGCCCTTCACCGTAAGCCATGGCATTGGACTGCCCGGCCAGTACGATGACGTAGTACCAATCCGGCTCAGATGAAGGGCCGACCTGTGGCTCTCCTTCAATAGCCACCGCCTGCATCAGTGTGTACGGCGTAATGGCAACCGGTCCGCCGTATGGCTGCCAGCCCTCTTTCAGTTTGTGTGTCAGCTTTTCCGCAAGGTCTGACGGCGACGCCGCCCTGACAACATCATAATGTTTAAATGTCATTATTCCTCCCGGCCGGGATAGTGTATTAAATCAGATATGGAGTGGGCTGTAGTCCGGAAGCCTGAATGACACACGGGGACTACAGCCCAAGAAATGAAAAAAGGCCACGCAGTTGCGCAGCCTGATAAACCCTGGTTAAAATCCACACGATAACAACACAACAATATCAGTATCTCATGCTATTGCCCGAACCCATTCGGGCATTTTTTACCCATAAAAAAGCCCCTCCGGAGAGGGGCATGTTTGCATGCACATTCTTTTTCTTGCATGGTGCCGGGTGCCTCCCGGTGAATTCAGTATCAGCACCTGAATCCGCGATTATCCCATATACCTGGTTGCTGATCGCCCCTCCGCACAGGGGGATTCACCATGCAGAAGTGTTTTTAATAAACAGCAAACAAAAAAATCAAGCATTATGCAGGCTGTTTCTTTTTATCACCGGCCACAGCAATACCACAATGCCGCAGACCAGCACCCCATCCGCCAGCACCGACATGATTCTGCTGGTGAAATCCACCATCACCACCAGAAACAGCAGGAGTGCAGCCACAGCCAGGCGCAGTTTTACCGTCACAGGTGATTCTCCAGACGAAGACCCAGAACACCGGCAATCTCTTCCAGCACCTTGCGCTCTTCCGGCTCAATTTCGCCGTCTGCCTCCGCAATGGCCACCGCCACATCCAGCACATCTTCCGCTTCACGCGTATCGTGTTTCACATCCTCAATCTCGCGTAACGCGGCACGACGACCAATTTTAAAATTGGTATCCAGCTGACCGATAATAGTTGCGCTAATCGCATTAATTTCCGAGGTAAACGCAGACAACGCAGGCTGATTACGTAAGACCTGTTCGATCTTCGCTTTCTCGGATGCCTCGCATTCACCATCTGCATAGGCCACCAGGTATGCAGCGTTAATCACCGCCTGTGCCAGATCGCGTTTCTCAAACTTTTTAATTTCCGCTGCCGCTCTGCGGGTTTTCTTTTTGAAGATTCCAAACATCGTGACGTTCCTTTGGGTGGGTGAGCCAACGCCCGGGAGCGATCTGCCCACAGAGAAAGTCACACTGACCACTCCGTAAGCTCACCCCCGAAAGGCTCTGTGGTTGATATGCGCCGGGCGTGGCGCAGATACAAAAAAGGCCCGCCGAAGCGAGCCTGGAAAATAAGTGTGGCGCGTTGTAGTGGAGTCGAACCACTGACCGATTGCTTAGAAGGCAATTGCTCTGTCCGGCTGAGCTAACAACGCAGAATACCGATAATGGACCGCCATCGGGGACCCGCCCCCGCACCAACAACCCTGTTATGGTGTCGTCTGCTCTTCCTGATAAGCTAATGGCGGTTTGTGATGGTGGCCCTTGCTGGATTTGAACCAGCGACCTGGCGATTATGAGTCGCTCGCTCTCACCACTGAGCTAAAGGGCCGGGAGCAGAATAATAACGGTCCGTAATTAATTCCGCAATAAAAAACCCGCTCAATGGCGGGTTCTGGTAAAGTTCATGCGTTTGGTTCGCCTCGCGATACAGCTTTGCGAAGCTTACCGGAATTGAAGCAGTTTTTACGTCAAAAAGCAATAACTTTTTTCTCTATACCAAAAGCCATAACCATTGGTTTGTACAAAATAAATTCTGCCACCTTTAGCCAATGCTCAATGCGTCTTTCACAGGTTCTTAAACTCCATTCCGGATGTGCATCATTCAGCAGTTCAGCCATTTTGCGCTTAGTCATCCCCCGCCCCACATAACGCTGACTCAGAACATTGAGCAGCCCGGGATAACCTGCCAGTACTTCACCAATAACCCTGTCGATTATTAACGCCTCTGAATCGGTACAATGCACCAGCCAGCTTTTTTGCTTGCCGTTGATCATATCCCGCAAAAAAGCCTCAAGTTTAGGTTTGTCCAGACCTGCTTTTTTCATCCTCCGGAGCGCCTCGTTAATTGCCGTTTTTGTCAGCTTTTTAGAGGTCAGCAACTGGTTGAACATATTTCCCGTCTTACCGCCGCCAATATACGACCAGCGCCCCCACATACGTAGTTTCCCCTGAATCCAGACACTTTCCAGCGTGGTGAGACGAAGGTGCTCTCCGCTTTTTCCTGTGTTCGTTGGGTAAATCATAAATAACCGTCCTTTCTCCAGATCTCTTGTGTGCGAAAAACACCTTCTGCATGCATCAGGCGCAATTCTTCTTTGGTGTAATCGCTGGTTTTTACTCTCCCGTCGATTAAATCGTGGCATGAGTTACAGGCAATCGCTGCCTGCATATCGTGTGGCTTTATCGCTGTTCCGCACGTTCCCGCCAGCCTGTAATGCGCCAGCACAGAGGTTTCGGGATTGTGATTGCAGTAGCCAGGGATTCTGATCTGGCATATCTGGCCTTTAGCCGCTTTACGTAAATTCACCATTACGCAAACTCCAGTAGTTGTGCGGCCACATTTTCAACTTCCTCCTGAGAGGAGAATTTACGGAACAGAATCCAGTTCCACAGCACATTCAGTACAGATTTATAAACCTGCTGAAACTCGACTTCGTCCATATTCGCAAAAGCGATGGATTTTGCCCGACGCCCACGGCTACCGTCCGGATAAATATGCTCGGTGTAAAATCCGGCCTGAATGGTTACCCACTCGCGGAAAGCCTCAAACGACTTTAGCAACGCCGTATCCCGGGTTCTACGAGTCGCAACGGTGTTAAGGTATTGCTCTGCGGCATCACTCAGGGCTGGCGTGTGTTCCCGACCAACTGATTCGCACAGGTAATCAACGAAACCAGACAGCAGTTCTCGTTCGCGAGGCGTGATCGCCCCACCGACCGGAGTCCAGTAATCGAATCCCAGTTGCAGGAGTTTGAAAAAACGCTTGTGGAATGCGTAGTTACGCACACGCTTAAAATCTGCGTGTATCCACTCACCTATTTTGATTTGATGCAGAAAATCGCAACTCTCCGGCGTCGCCGGGAGAAGTAAACCAGAAGAAGTTTGTTTGACCAGTTGTATATGCGCCATTTCTCAATCTCTCGATGGCGCAGTGCAGCAGATGCCAGTTGTTCAAGCTAGCACGCAAATTGTAAACCAGAATGCCAGGAAAAAACAAAACCCGCCGAAGCTGGTTGTGTGCGGTTGCGTTGAAGTCTCCTAGCCAAAGAGTAGCGGTGACCACTCCCCGCCGATAATCTTAGTTGTTTAATTTCGTAAGCTAACTAGGCTAAAAGCTCTCTGTTGTCTGCCTGTTGTACAATTAACAAAATGAACAACGAACTAGATATACCAACGCCAGAATGGTGCAACAAATCCCAAACAACACAGCAATGCAACAATAACATATGTTATTTTCCTCTCACGGGATTCAGTCCTGAATTCTCATAAAGCTAATCTTTTTTTAAAAACATACTGTTAGATCACATGCACTTTCTTTCTTAACATCGTTGACTTCGCATGCGAAGCGTTTAAAATCAACAATTTGCACTTAAGGTATTTATTTTCCCAAACACATAGAGAGTAAATTATGACTGAGAACACGACTCCAACAGCAGACTTTAGTCCTAGTAAAAGATTTTTTGTAAGTATGCTAACTCGAGATATCGACTTAAACGATGCCATACTTGATCTGCTTGATAACTGCGTCGATGGGGCTTTACGTACAATAAAAGACACAAAAAAAACTTCAAAACCATATGAAGGATTTTATGCGAAACTTACGATTAATAAAGATGTCTTTATTATAGAAGACAATTGCGGAGGTATCCCTAAAAGCTTCCGAGAATATGCTTTTAAAATGGGACGACCCCATCAAAAAGAAGAAGAAAATGAAGGCACCGTTGGCGTCTATGGTATTGGTATGAAAAGAGCCATTTTTAAAATGGGTAGAGATTGCTCAATACAATCGAATAATCCCGATGGCGCATTCACTGTAGATATAACACCTGATTGGATCGATGGTGATGGTTGGAAAATACCGATGCACGAGAGTGACTATGATAACAAAAATCCAACAGGCACAACTATAGAGATAAAAAAACTCCATTCTAATGTGGCACAAAAATTTAATGAGAGCACATATCTTACTGATCTCTTTTTACAGATAAAACACTCATTGTCATTTATTATTCAAAAAGGATTTAAAATAGAATTAAATGGAGTTGTTGTTGAACATAATCCGATTAACATCATAACTGATCATTCTAAAATAGAACCATACATATATAAAGCTAAAATAGACGATGTTGATATCGATTTAGTTGTTGGCTTCTATAAAAATTTAGAAGATGACAATGATGATGTTTTAGAAAAAAGGAGTTCTGATGATGCTGGATGGACTGTCATTTGCAATGACCGCGTTGTTCTATATTGTGATAAGACACATCTCACAGGTTGGGGCTTTGCTAATGTACCAAGGTTTCATACCCAATTTATAGCAATTTCTGGGGTTGTTCGCTTTACCAGTAAAAACCCAGAAAAATTACCAATAACAACAACGAAACGAGGTGTCGATCTTAGTTCTACATTGTACAATGATGTACGAAATAAAATGATTGAAGGGATGATGCATTTTATTCGATTCACCAATCAGTGGAAAGGTGAGCATCTTGAAGAAGGGAAAAAATTACTTAAGTCAGCTCAGTCACATGAAGCTCAATCTTTATTTGAAATTACCCCACAATCAACTCCAGAAGATAAAAAAAATAACTGGTCCAACCCTAATAGAAACAAAAATGAGTGGCGATATACACCTAAGCTGCCTACCCCAGTAAAAAAAAGCTCTACTGTACGAATAATCTTCACCAGAGAGAAAGAAGATGTTAAAATTTTATCTAAATATTTCTTTGGACATGAAGATGCTAGCGCTTCTGATGTGGGGATGCAATGCTTTGATACGGTGATTGAAGAGGTGAAGTGATGTCTGGACAATACATTCCCTATCACTTAAGGCATAATAAGTCTATTGATAGAGAGATTTTTCTCGAAAGCCTAAACCTCTTAAGCAAAAGACTAAATATTCAAGAATATACATATATAGGTTTTGGTGGTCCGATGCTTGAAGATTTTAGAATCATGCATAATCGTATCGCTCTTTCTGATATGATTTCTCTCGAAGAACAAGAGTCTACTCACATCAGACAAAAATATAATTTGCCTTATAATTGTATTGATTGTAAGCTAATATCAGCTCATGACTTTATTCTTGATTATAGTTTTTCTAAACCATCAATAACATGGTTAGACTATGCCTCCCCGAAAAAAATACAAACGGATCTAGATGATATACACTTACTAAGTACTAAAGTAAGCTCTTTTGATATTTTGAAGGTCACCTTCCCCATAAATCCTAGTTCTTATTACCAACGTAGAGTTGGAGAAAGTTTAGATATTTTTAAAGAAGCTTTTATTAATTCATTAAAATCATTGCTTGGGAAAAAGTATCTTGATTTTAATCTTCAGATATCAAATGCAGATCTTTCAGATCGTAAGATTAAAGCTCTTTTAATACGAATTATTACAAACGCTTTTAGATCAGCAATAGAACGTGGTCTTTCAGGACGTAAGGATAAGATTCAGTATTACCCATTATCCTTAAATCAATATAATGATGGCAGTCATACCATGTTGACAATATCAGGTTTTTTCTCCTCAGAACAAGAATATATAGAGTTATCTAAGGCATGCGACCTTTCTAACTGGCAATTTTATTCAACAAATTGGGAAGACGTGCAAGAAATAGCAATACCAACACTAACAATTAAAGAAAAGATAAATTTAGATAGTAAACTGCCTGATAAAGAAGCATATCAGGCAGCCGCTGAAGAGTTCTCTTTAAACGAAAATGAACGGGATAACTATTATAAATACTATAGGTTATACCCTAACTTCCAAAGAATTATGGTTTAAATATTCGGGCTGTACTCTTTTATTTAATAAATTGTACAGCCCCTTTAATATATATTCAGCAACTATTGGTGACACGCTATTTCCTATTTGTCTGAAACTATGCCATTTAGTTACATGAAAGCGAAACCAATCAGGGAAGCCTTGTAATCTAGCAGCTTCTCTTGGTGTAATCACTCTTGGATGATAAGGGTGGATCGGCCTGACGGCTTGAAAGCTTCCTTTATCTCTAGCGGTTCCCGCCCTTAAAGTCGGGCAAAAACCATTTGGATCTAATCTTGTAGATCTTGAAATTTTATCAGTTTCCCCAAAAGATAAGGAAGCATAACGCTCTTGGACGATTTTGCTATGTAATGTTCCGGTACATCCAGATATGATATTATTTTTTAACTTAGCGATCGATTCTGTATCACCAACATTCCGAGGGATCTGCCCCCATAATTTTTCATAAAATCCCCCTTTTCGATCTTTTTTAATTGTTCGCCAACTCTCAGAGTCTGATTGCCAATTGGCATCGATAATATCTGGTAATCCATACAAAGCATCTTTTACAGTAACCGGATCAATCATTTTAGGCATAAATACTTCATCTGAAATATCAAGCTTCAATGATTTTTTTACACCGATAAAAAAATATCTAGTTCGAATAGTTGGAGCACCATAATCAGATGCTTTTACCTTGATGGGATCAAGAATATCATAATCACCGCTAACCAAATTAAATGCTTTATTTCTAATGCCAGAATATTTCTCTTGCATAATACCTGGAACATTTTCTGCCAAAAAGAATAATGGCTGTAATTCTGATACTAAACGGTAGAAATGCATGTAAAGCTGATTCCTGCTATCATCAGGATTCCCCTTGCCTATTGAACTAAATCCTTGGCACGGAGGACCGCCAATAATACCATCTATGGGCATATCGTTTTTAAAAAAACCCTTAATTATTTCTGCATTTAGTAAAGAAACATCTTCTTGGACGTGCAAACTTCTTGGAAAATTAATTGCGTGAGTATTAATAGCATGTTGATCAATTTCAACTGCCATTTTAACATCAAATCCAGCACGTGCAGCACCAAGACTTAGACCTCCAACGCCAGAAAACAAATCTATTACATTCATATAGTTGCAACGTCTCTTATTAGTTTCTATGTATTATAACACAACTGTTCTTGATGTTTTAACCCCATAAGATAACCTCATAAAGGCTATCCCTTGAAAATACCGGATCGCATAAATTTAATCTTTCAAAACTACTTGTCTATTAATCGAGCAATTTAAGGTTGTTTTAGTCATGTCGATACCGACATAGTTAACTAAACCCATTTCATCGTCCAACAAATGGGGGTAATACACTTTGATTTATAGTCGGGTGGGTTTTTCTCTATCTGCCTTTGGTGTTCATGCCCAAGGCAGATAGCCTCAAGCACCCGCAGCAATTCTACTTAACTATCCTTTTCCCGCAAATCGTTTTTATCCCCAGCGGCAAATCGAATACACAACCAGCGCCACCGCCATCGCAATTCCTACCGTTGTGAATGCTTCAGGCCAGGTCATCGTGAAACATCCTCCACGCTTATAAGTCCGCTTCGCTCCAGGTAGTCCATCACTTTATCCGGCAATTTGCAGCCCGGTTTCGCTTTCTTCAGTTGACTAACCAATTGTTTAACCAGCATTGTCAATTCGCGAACTTGTTTCCCGGGCTCCCCTTTGCCCTGAAGCAGGGCAGCGCGGCAAGCGTTCCATCCCTCAGCATATGTTTCAGTTACACCATCGAGATGGCATGTAAGCAAATCCATTTCTTCCGGCACTACGGGCGCTGGAAAAACGGCATAGGGTGGCGTCCATTTTGGCGCTTTATCTCCAGCCGAACGCTGCTACCAGTCATCCGGTTTGTATTCATAAAAATCACCAACTGGCTCTGCTTCCAGCGATGCCAGCGCAATCCGTGCCAGTTCCATTTGTTCACCACGGGTAAGCCCGTTTTCAACCGGATTTTTAATGAACAATTCAATACGTTCTTTGGTAATAGTGGTCATGTGTTACTCCTTAACCCGCAGTGCTTTCAACTGATGAGGGGAACAAAATCTTTTCATCAAACCCTGCATTCATATCATGAACAGCAACACACCAATCCATCGACGAACGATTATCAAGAGCCTCCATGATTTCATCCATGCGGCGTAGGTCATACAGGTAAATGCTTTTATCGCCAATGGTGTAAAAGCCAATTTTTTTCGGTGATGGACAGCGATCAAGAACTTCCTGTAATTCGTTCAACCATGCCCGTTCTTTTTTTGTCAAAGTTGCCATATCAGTTTTCCTTATACGGATTAATTTTATTGTGCAGTGTGTTGAATGACGCCCATACCACGTTGAACCGCCCCGGGTTTCCTGGAGAGTGTTTTATCTGTGAACTCAGGCTGCCAGATCATCGTTTCCGATGGAAGCATAATAAGCTTTTTCTGCTTCTGCCGGAGGAGTATGGCCCAGCCTTCCCAGCAATCGTCGATTGTTATACCAGTCCACCCACGTTAGTGTGGCCAGTTCCACTTCTGCACGGTTTTTCCAGCTCTTACGGTGTATTACCTCCGCTTTGTAAAGACCATTGATGCTCTCAGCCATCGCGTTGTCATACGAGTCGCCTGTACTCCCTGTTGATGCCAGTAATCCGGCTTCTTTTAGTCGCTCCGTATAGGCCAGTGACACATACTGAGAGCCTTTATCGCTGTGATGGATGGTGCCAGACGGACGACGGGCCCACAACGCCTGCTCCAGCGCATCCAGCACGAATGTCGTTTCCATAGACGATGAGACCCGCCACCCCACGATGTATCCGGCAAACACATCAATGATAAACGCCACATAGACGAAGCCCTGCCATGTGCTGACGTAAGTAAAATCAGCCACCCACAGCTGGTCAGGTCGTTCTGCCACGAACTGACGGTTTACGCGGTCGCCTGCGGCAACGGCTTTCCGGCTGATGGTCGTACGGACCTTTTTACCCCGGAGAACACCGGCAAGTCCATAACCGCCATGAGACGTGCCACTGTACATCTGGCCACCCTGATTCCTTCCCGTAACAACTGACGCCAGACTTTACGCACACCGTACACCTGATGATTTTCATCGTATACGCGCTGTATCTCTCTCTTCAGCCAGTCGTCCGTAATAACTTCGTATAGCAT